ACTGTTATGCCGTCAGTAGAGGTTATCTCTATCTGATTGGTTTGATCAGTATTGGTTATTGTTATGGAATCTACGGAACTCATCTAGTTATGTTCCTGCGTATGCTGTAAGTACCCTCTATAAGCCTTGATACAACACCTGCACCACTGGTGATCTCTAAATCAAAGACACCGTCTGATGCGGTAAGTGCTGCTGTATCTGTGGCACTTACTAATAGTGCTATTGTTCCTGCGACACCACCCATAGTCATGCGACTATTAGCTGTAGTTATATCTAGGATTGAGGAACTTGCATCAGGATTTTCTCTAAACTGCATTGCGCCTGAGAAACCAGTTAAATTTATAACTGCATCTGATGAATCTTTAAGAGTTAGGGTCTGACCAAATGTTGCGCCCTGCTCTATGATGAAATGATGATAACCTGCACTCATTAAAACTTCCTATAAATTGCATGGTATCTACCATTCTGTAAGCATCTGCTCGTTTAACTATAACAAAGAATTTAACTTGATGCTTTCTTTGTTGTTTTCTTTTTAGTAGTTTTCTTTTTTGCAGTTGTTTTTTTAGGAGCTTCTCCACCTTCCCATGCTTCATTTACATCAGGTGTGCTAGGGTCATCTGCTTTTAATTGACCTTTCTCGTTTCTTGCTCTTTTAACTTCTTTGACTTCTGCTTCTACTTCTACAGCATCATCTGCCGAGTCAACTTTAACTTCCATTGCCCAACCGTTTTCAATAAAGGATTCCATGACTTCTTCTTGCCATTTTCCCTCTGCTTTTACGATTTCGTTTGCGGTGTAAAGTTTAACCTCTGTTCCTTTTTCGTTAGCCGAAGCAGGCTTAGGAACGATTATTTTATATGTTTTTGCCATTGTTTCTACCTAGAAAAGAGGGGGGGTTTTTACGCCCCCCAGTGAGTTACCTCAATTAAGCGTTATGCTTAACATTTGATTTAGGAGCAACACGAGGTCTGCTCTTTACAATCATTCCGCTAATGGGTGTGCCGTTAGAGTGTGTACCTGTTTTAGCAAGTACCAATCTTACATAGCGTTTCCCACCAACATAACCAAGCTGCCATTGATCACCTGTGGTGTCAGGGTCGCCCCCTGTAGTACCATCAAGTTTCAGCCAAATACCGCCTGCATCAATAGTTCCGTTGATAACATCAGCCTGTACACAATCAGTGTAAGTAGAGTCGTCATCGGAATGCTCTAGTGATATTTCAAAGTAAACAGATGAAGAAAGTGTATCACCCTCTGCACCTACGCTTACGATAGCAGTAGCTTCTTCAAAGCCTTTAAGGTCAATACCAGTGCCGTTAGCGGCAGCAGTTTTGACAGCATTGATAATTGAGTTACCTACAACAATATTATGTGTTAAATCTTGCATAGTTTACCCCTTAAGTAGAACATTTAAGTTTATTGATAGCTTCTTTCTGAACTACCTGACCACCAACACGCTTTCTAGCAATGTATCTAACATTACCAGTTGTAGCTTGTGTGAATGGGTCACGCAATACAGCTAGATTTACTCTATCAACGATCATATAAGCCCTTCTGAAGTCACCAAATGCAACAGGGAAAGTGTTAGAACCTTCGCTTGGCATATCAGTAGCTTCAACATATGGGTGTCCAAGTATGGTGTTAACCATATTGCCACCTAGCATCATTCCAGTTTGGAACACATACTGACCAGCAGTATCTTTTAACTTTCTGATAGAAGCTAAAGTAGCTCTATTGAAAACAAAAGTACCGTTTCTTGTGTAGTCAGACTTAATGTTGTGTACCAATGAAATAAGTCCATCAGCAGTTACAGCAGAAGCGTTCCCTGAATTAACATGACCCACACCTGAGTGATCCATGAATCCATGAGGTTTTCCTACAGCATCACCAACTACAAATGCATTACCTTCAGCTTTTGCAAATTGCTCTGCAAACTCTGATTGCATTTCAGCTTCTAAGTCAAACACTGTATCTTCTAAGTCTTGCTCAGAAATATCTACCAATGCATACATTTCGTGTGCAGGTAATTCTTCTAAACCGACTGTGTAACCAGTAGTTTCACTTCTAGTTCCGCTTTCGGAAACCCACTGTGCTGAGAATTGTCCATCTCTTTTAGGGATTTGGATGCTTCTAGCGCCTGTGGAACGAACTCTAGCAATACTTCTGATAGGTGAGATTTCAGTAATTGTTTTTAACAATTCTCTCACATACTCAGGTGGTGCTAAATATCCGCCTGTTGAGTCATTGCTGACAGTTAATGCTTTTTTCTCATCAGGTTGTAGACCTTCCAGTCCTTTCCTGCAATATGAATCAAAAGCGTTGAGATAATCATCAACTTGCTTGCTTTCAAAGCCTGAGTCAGGTCTAGTGACCATAGTCTCAATCTTAGAAACTTGCTCCTTGATTTGTTCAGCGTTAGCTTCAGCAGTAGTTAACTTCTGATTCATAGCTTCATACTGGTCTAACTTAGACTCAATCTGTGCTAATTTCTCATCGTTGTATGCTGTGCTTTCGCCTTTCTCAATGTTTTCCAGTCTTTCGTCATTAACTTTTTTAAATTCTGCAAAAGTTTGACCCAAGTCTGAAATAGCGTTCTTTATATCTTCCGACATAATTTACTCCTATTAAGTTTTTAAGGTTAAAGTTAGTTCTTTTATGGCATCTACCAGTTCTGCACTTTCATCAACCTCTCGTTGATCAAAACACTTAGTTACTGCCTTTGCAGCAACCTTTGCTTCTGAACGAGAGAGACTGAAAGCATCACGCAATCCGTTTTCCCATTCCCTAATAGAAATTTCTTCGCCTTTCACTGAACGAACAGTTGCCTGAGGGTTCATGGGAAAGGTTACTAGCGATACTTCCATTAAATCTACTTCTTTGATAATGCGTTTGTTACCACGCTTATCATATGAAACTTCTTTTGGGTTTACTCTAAAGCCTATTGATAGACCGTCCAAAGCTCCCATCTTTAATAATTCGTAGGCTTCTGCTCCTGCTTGTGTTTTAAGAGCCAGCCTACCTTTGACCACAAGACCATGCTCATCTTCTTTGATCTCGTCAAACACGCCAATAGGCATATCAGACTTGTGTTGATACAAGAGTTTTACATTTTGTGGTTTTCTTTTCTTTAAGGATTTAGCGAATGCGCCTGCTTCTATAACATCATTGCCTAAGTCTTTATTACCAAAAACAGAACCATAGCCTTCAAATGTGCCATAGTTTTTATCTTCATCTTCGTCTTGATAAGCCTTAATGCTTGATTTGATTTCAATAGATTCTTTCTCTACTTCTTTCTCTGAGTTCATCTCATCAACAGTTTCTTCTGTGTCAGGCTTAGATTTGCCAAACTCAATGATATAAGAGTCATCAGTTTCTTCTACTGCTCTTATATGCTTCTCATCATTCTCTATAGAATCTTCTTTATTAGAATCGTACTCATTAGTACAGACGGCTAGGCGTTGATCTGTGTCGGTATACTCACTCGTCATAGTGTCATCTCCCATACATCTTTTTAAAAAGTTCTGCCTACTTTCGTCACTTGTCGGTTTCGGTATAGGCATATTCTACATATAGTACATAAAGGGTAATATAAGCACAAGATATAGTTGAAATTAAATAATTAAATTAATTGTTGCACATTAACCCAATTTGGGTATATAATTACTGTATAAATTAAATTGATGCCCTTAGGGCAAGGAAAAATAAAATGAAAACAACTCACACACACAAAGGTCATTGTCAGGTTTGCGGTGCTATGCACGCTGTTGATAACTCTCATAACGGATTAGCTAAACATGGCTATGATGTTTCTTGGGGGTTTTTTAACGGTGTATGTAGTGGTGCTGATAACTTACCAATACAACTAGACAGAACTCTAGCTGACAAAACTATCGCTTCTCTAGATAAGAAAATAGCTAGTCTACAATCATCTTTAGATTCTGTTAACGATTGGTTTCCTGAGACTGTATATGGATATAAGTTGGACGGAAAGTTTGTTGAATTACCTAGTATCTATAATATGTTTCACTCATATGATGCTCTTAATGATTTAAAACTATCACCGCAAGACTATATGAGAAGCAGATACAAAAAATATGTAGAGCAAGGCTATACAAGTGTTGCTTTTACATTTGATGAATTTAGACTTATTTGTGATGAGGTTGATTACAAAACTCCTGCTAGGTATCTTCAAAGTTGGAGAGAAACTAGAGCTAGAAGATTAAAAAACATTAAAGATCAAGCAGAAGGTCATAAGTATTTTTTACAAGAGCTTATAGAAAAGTTTTATGGTAAGCCTTTAATTGAATCTAATCTTGTAAGCAAAGTTGTAAAAGAATTATCTGAGATCGCATCTGCTGACATTGTAAATGAAGTTCCTACTGTTAAAACAGAAGATAGATGGGGCAGAGTAATTAAGAGAACTGTTTACTATATTTGGGAAGGTGAAGCTGAAAAAGAAATTAACGGCAAAATCTTAAAAGTTGTATGCAAGAGAAACAGGACTTATAAAAAGTATGCTTCATACACATATGTTGATGGTAAGAAGGTTGGTAAAAAAGCCCTAGAGGAACTTCTAGGGTAAGTTTATATTCTTTAAAATTAAGACCCCCTTTACTGGGGGTTTTTTTTATTTAAAGAAAAGTATTGCATACAAACCCATTATGGGTATATACTTACTGTATAAATTAAATTGATGCTCACAGAGCAGGATAAAATAAAATGAAAAAACAAACCTACCGAGTAACAGAAGGTGAATATGCTGGATGGACTACACAAGCTGTTGATAAAAAAACAGCACAAAAAAACTTTGTTGCTATGTGCAAAAGACAAAAGGCTAAGAGTCTTGAGTTTACACATGAGGAACTTGAGATTTTAAGCAGTCTGTTAGAGCTTAACTTCACTGGCATACCCACTGATGCAAAAGAATATATTAATCCAAATGATAAATGCGAATACTTTATGTGTGATGATTATGATAAAGCTGACAAGTTGCATGACAAAATAATTGCGCTTGTATTAAGAGCAAGAAAAAAAGAAAAGGTGCAAAAATGAATACCTTATTCACACTTAAGGAACTCAAAGACCTCATCTTAGATGGGGTCTGCGAGGATGGCACTACATTAGAGCAAGCATTGGATTTCTGTGAATCAATCATCTTTGATGACAGCTACACCCTAGAAGAAGTTTACTTGGCTAATGTCTCATACAACACAATTATCTCTGCAAGGCTTAGAAGATCATGGAGCAAAGATTATTTTGAAAAGCCTGAGTCTATCTTTGATCAGGAGATATGGATTGACCCTGTAGTTTTAAGCAAAGCATTTGCTGTTCATTGGTCTAGTCTTAATAGAACTAAGGGTACTCTTGGATTTACTAGGGGGTATGACTGGACTGATTAGGTCATATCCCTTTCATCAGCATAGACAATTACGCATCTGCAATTAATAACATTTTTTGCACCACCTTTAGAATCACCTGCGAATCCCATTGGAACTCCACCAACAATAAAGTCCTCTGCCATATCTACCGTTTGTCCGTTTGCTTGTGAATGTGTTGACCTTGTTCTTGCATCATTTGTTGCTACCCACTTCTTTAACATCTTTACACCTAAGTCTTTCTCAACGGTTGCATGATAGGCATGATTTGCAAAAGAAGCTGCGCTATGTGTTTCAGTTCTTGCTATAAGTGCTGCACGGCTTCTGCTGATTGGCAAGAATTTATCTGATACCAGTTTAGCTATCTGTGGCAATGTAAGATTATCTGCTCTGCCTTGTTCTATTAGCCTGCTTATTCTTGTTGCCATTCTTTCTGATATACCTGCCAGTATTAATTGTCTGCCAGTAAAATATTCATTAACTACAGCTTCAAAGTCTACGCTTCTACCAAACACAAAGGCTTCATCAGCCTTACGCATCATTTCGTATTTATCTTCATTGAGTTTATAAATAGCTTGAAAGGTTCTTCTGTAATGAGCCAGTATCAGTGGAAAAAAATCTTCGTTTAAAGATTGGACTGCAACAGTAGGCTCATAGATTCCATACTGTTTATAAAGGTGCATATGAACATTAACAAACTTTCTAAAAAGAGTATTTAGCTTTCTAAAAAATCTTTTTTCTAAATTGTTTCTTAAAACTAATTGCCTTCTTGCTTCTGCTCTTGAATTAACTCTGCCTTGCCTAAAATCATTAAGCCTTTTAGTGTTGTTTCTCATTTGCTAGATAATGGATGCCCTTTAGGAAATAAATCAGTGTCATGCTTGCCACCTCTGAACTTGCCTGATGATAAAGCCCTTAAGAAGCTATTTACTCTTGCATATGCCCATTGATCAGGCGAGCTTACACTAGGTCTTACGCTTGAAGGGTTAGTTCTGTAAGCTCCGACACCCCTTCTAAAGACTGCTTCAAGCATTCTTAGGTTAGCTCTTTTAGTCTTGCTGTTGCCGTGTTTTTCGTTGTGATCTTCTACCTTGCCTTTAAGAGCTTCTTTTACCTTGCCTGATAAAGCCTTCTCATCTTCTTTAGACTCTACATGGTCTTGTAAAGCAAACTCTTTATCTTCTTCTGTGATGATTTGTTGGCGTTTTCTTTTTGACCAAGCAAAGCCTGAATCTCCGCCCCAAAGCAACCATGCAATCTTACCTGCGCTTGGATAGCCTTCTTCGCCTTGTCTGAAACCCTGACCTTGTTTGTCTACCTCATGACGACTGAAGAAGCTGTACATTCTTTTAACGGTAGATATAGATAGCCTTTCTTTGGCAACCAATTGATTTGCACGAGCAACACCTACAGCAGTACCGCCCCTATTGAACTTTTTTCTAAGCTCAAGCCCTCTCTTAGCTTCTTCTGCCATTTCACTGGTAGGAATCGTATTAATATCTGATAAAGCCTTTTCTTCTTCTAATAAGAAAGCTATTTCCTTATCAGTTTCTTCATCATCATAATCTTCTAAATCTTCTTCATTAACTGGGTTCTCAGGCTTCTCTACACCTTCGTCAGTAAGAGGGAATAGGTTAGCTGATATGTAGAGGTCATCTGCCCCATCAACAGGTTCTAAGCCAAGCTGTTGTCTAGCTTCGTTTCTAGTCATGATGCCTTCTCTTACAGCAGAGGTAACATTTTCATAGGTTCTCTTAACTCTCTCTGACAAAGCAGGGATTGCATCTATGTCAAACTCTAGTGTTAGACGATCATCAAACAATGGCACTAACCATTCGTTTAGGTCTGATGCCATCTTTCTTAGATGCGGAATAATTGTTTCTTCATACAAAGCAAGTCTTGCTTCTGCGACATTGGCATAAGTCTGACTATCAGGAACACCTACAAGCTGACTAGGTACACCAAAACATAAGGCTATGTCTGTAGCACTCATATGCTTAAGGTTAAGGAAATCCATGTCTTTAGGACTGAGACCCATCTCTTTCCAGTCAAAGTCTCCTTCTAGTAGCATAGGTCTGCCTGCATTGTTAGCACCAGTAAACCTATTATTCATGTCAGTGATAAGTTGTTGTCTTTGTGATTCACTAAGATTGACTGCAAAGCCTGCATCATCTTGTGGTTTAAATATGATTGCACCACTTGGTCTAGCACCATTCTGTAGAAGATTTACATTGTGTTTACTAGACATATTGAATTGATCTACCTCTACAGCAGCAGCACTCATTGGACTCAAACCGTAGTAATCGTCTAATGGATTCCATAGCTTAATGTGTTTAAGTTCACTAAATCCATTCTCTTGATCTAT